TTTGCATTTCTTGTTTTGAATACTTGGCCACCACTGCCCACATTACTTGATGTTATTGTATCAGTTACTTGTATTTCTGTGCCACTGCTAGTAAGTGCAATACCTCCAGCTGACGTAATTGTTCTAAACTGTAGTTCTGTACCGTTAAGTTGTTTGAATACTTGTTGTCCACTGCCTAAGTTAAGTGCAGTTTGTACACTAAAGTTTATTGAATTAGGACCAATTACTTTCCAAGTACCTGTATCACCAAAGTAACCTTCAATAACATGTGTGTCAGTGTTATAGCGTATCTCACCTACTTCGGTATTAGGTCGCTGACTAGTAGACCCTGATGGGATCTTAATAGCCGCAGTGCCTGGAAATCTTGTGTTTGGTTGTAGATCAATTTGAATATCACCACCTGCTCCGTCACCATTTGTAACTTGTATTTGACCAGCGCCGCCAACAACACTTCTAGCTCTACTAACACCTGCATCTTTTACAACAAGTCCGTTTCCTGATTCTATATTTAGATTATTAAGAAAGTCAAACAGTGTACTTGTAGCTTGTTGGAAATCATTAATAGTTCCTGTGCTGAATTGATTTGTATCTTTTCTAGTGAATATAGTTAATATATCACTGCGTACTACAATATCATTTGTGGCAGCATTTACACTAAGCATTGCACTTTCACTGCCTACAACAAATAGCGTATTTCCGCTGTTGTTAAAATTATTGATTACAGTTGTATCACTTGCCCCTCCGCTACTAGCAATATTACTAGTATCAGTTACAAGTCCACCTGCGTTGTAGCCAGGACTATTAGGTACAGTAGGTGTTGATCCATCACTGTTTGTTGTTTCTCTTTGTGCAAAGTTACTGGTATATCCAATAATATTTCCACAGTAATCGTATACAGGTGTTTGATTGTCTACAGTAGGATTTGGATTATCATCACGCTGTATAATTTCAAGTAAACTATCTTCAAGTAACAAGTGGAATATATTTGGATACTCAACCACTTCTCCTTGTAAAATACGGTCACCGTTTGAATCATATTGATGTCCTGTACCTGTAGTACTTGTGCCGGATCCTAAACTGTACTGTACAGGATATGCTCCTAATCTATCGTACAAACTTTTTAGTTGGCTTACCAGTCTAGCATTACCACCAACACCACCTGTGTTTGCATTGTGTAATACACCAATTTGACTGTTGCATCCGCTATCCGGTGTTGCAAATTGACTACCGCCTTGTGCATAACTGCCGTTGATATTGTTTTCAAAGTTTATAAGATTAGTAATGCCACCTGTAACACTAGCAATGTCAGCTCTTAGACTGTCAATAACACTTTGTCCTAGATTTCCTGCATTGATGGCACCAATGTTATTTGCAATAGTGCCAAGTATTCCGCCATTAAACACACTTGCATTAAAGCCACTTGGGCCAATACATGCACACACATTCTCAGGAGCAATACCGCCGATTTGATCAATAATGTCTTTACCAGCACCAAGGAAACTACCCATAGCACGTTCTAGCATATTTGGAATCGCAATTGGATTTACAGGTGTTGCACAGAAGTTGATTAAATTTGCAACGTTTTGTGCTTCTGCTAGTACACCATTTAAACGTCCTAGTACATTGTCTAGTTTGGTGTGATCCATAAACTGTTCAACACCGCCCATTAGATCTGTTAGAGCATCGTGTAATTCACTTTGTAATCCTGGTATACCCAGAAGTGAATTAATATTAGCATGCATACACAATTGTACGTTTGGTAGTTTAAGTCCGTTGCCACTAAGCATACCGCAAAGAAGTTCTCTGAGCGTGAAACTGTATTCAGCACTAGCAACAACTTTGAGTGAATCTGCTCCACTACCAGTTGTACCACTGATATGATGTCGTGCATCTAAATATTCATTGAGGTCATTTAGACCATTTGGAAAATCTTTAAAACTCATCGTGGACCGCTCGCTGGATTATAGCCGCCTGCTCTAACATCAGGACTTGCACTGGTTGCATTCGGCGCACAATGAGCGCCTCCTGGTTCAGGACAGAGATTGTCAGAACTTGCACTATCACCATTTATTATTACGGGAATACTGTTTGCTCTAACATGTCCTACAGTTACACTTGCTTTTAGATTACCGCCACCATGTGTGTTTGGATCATTGTCCACACTAATAGGTCTACCGTTTACACGAACGTCTGTTACTCGTGTGATTGTAGTTGCGCCGCAACTTCTAGTATCGCCTTGTCTGTGTACAAATGATGCCATACAACTATTTATAGTTGCAGTGAACTAGCCGGTGCAATGCCTGTTGTACTTTGCATGTATGCATCTCCTAAACCTTTGTTTGGTCTGTTTGTAGCAATTACATGCGTTTTGTGAATCTGAACTGGATCACTACTCGCTGTGTCTATACTCATAAGCCACGGAATAAGCATAGCTTGTCCGTTTTGTGGGTTAAGTGTAATTACACAAGGTTTTACAACTTTGATAGCATCTGCATCGCTACTGTCAAAACGTGCAACTAACTCCTCGCCTGTGCTTAACTTGATACTAACTGTATCACCTTTTTTATAATTGGATATCACCAACATCTATAATTTCTCCTATGAGTTTTTTAACTTGATTTGGATCCATACGAACAAGTGCTTGCCCTCCGCCAGAAACTAAGAGTTTTCCGTTATGATATATTTGAGGCATAGTTCTATGCCCTTCATTGATCAAAAACTCTCTAGCTTCTGTATTGGTATCCACTCGTATTTCTTCGTATTGTATATTATTATTTTTCAAATAAGTTTTTGCCATGTCACAATAAGGACATAGGGGTTTACTGTAAAGTGTTATCAAAGTTTCATTCCTTGGAATGTGCTTCCGTTCACATCCTGTTTTGTGCCTCCAATAACATAACTACTGATTTCTGTTTCTTGTGGAGCTACTTGTACTTCTGCACCAGCAATCCATTTTTGTGTCCATGGTAAAGGATTACTTCCGCCTTTGTATGGGCTAGGTAGTCCTGCAGCTAACATACGTTTGTTAGCAGTCCACTCTACATATTCATGTAACAGTTGTGCATTTAGTCCAATCATTGAGCCATCTTTAAACAAATAGTCTGCCCATGCTTTTTCTTGGTCTACTGCATCTACAAATAGTTGTACCATTTCGTCCTGAGTTTCTTGTTGAATGCGAGCAAAGTCAGGATCGTCTTTGGGCATCAGTTTAAGTAACGTTTGGGTACTACCCAAGTGTACATTCTCATCTCTACAAATAAGTTTAATAATCTTAGCATTGCCTTCCATCTTTTTAAGTTCAGCAAATGCCCAGCTACATGCAAACGATACATAAAAGCGAACGCCTTCAAGAATGTTTACACTCATCATAGCTTTCCAGATTAGTTTTTTAAGTTCATATTTGTCTACTATAATTTTCTTACCATTAATTGTATGTGTACCTTCACCTAGTAGGTTGTACCACATACCCATTTCAATAAGATCATCATAGTGCTTACTAATGTCAGTTGCACAATCCATAATCTCCGCAATGTCCATCATTTCGTCAAACACGATACTCGGATTGCTATAGATGTTACGGATAATGTGTGTGTAACTGCGACTGTGGATAGTTTCATTAAACGTCCACGTTGTTACCCAGTTTTCAAGCTCAGGCAAACTTATTAATGGATTAAAACTATCAGCTGGCGCACGACCTTGTACACTGTCCAACAAGATTTGTCTTTTTAAATTACTTGTAAAGATATGTTTCTCGTGTTCAGTTAATTGTTTAAAGTCTGCACTATCTTTTAGTACATCAACTTCTTCTGGACGCCAAAAGAATCCTAGTTGTTTGTCTGTTAATTTATCAAACTGTTTATATTTTAATGCATCATAACGCTGGATGTCGACGCCGCCATTAGGGTCTAAAAACATCAAACTTTCGAGATGCTTGTTTCGTTGTTTTTCATTTAATACGCTCATATTATTTCCTTAAATTGTGCAGCTGTCGCAGGCTTCGTCTTCTATTTGATATTCGTCTTCGATCTCTATATTAGCAGGTTCGTTAAGTTTGTCAATATCTATTTCGCCTTGACCATCATATGTATTGAAATAGTATAATTGCTTACCGCCGTATTTGTAAAAGATCATTAAATGTCTAAGCATTTCGCTCATGCTAATCTTTTCATCTTCATAGAACACAGGATTATAACTTGTGTTTACACTAATACCTTGATCAATATACTTTTGTAGTATAGCCATAATAGTCATATAGCCTTCTGGACTACGTTGATCCCATAACAGCTCATACTTGTTTTTAAGATGATGGATGCCAGGCACAACTTGTTTTAGTATGCCGTGTTTACTTTGTTTAACACTTACTAAACTACGTGGCGGCTCAATACCGTTTGTAGCATTTGAAATCTGTGCTGATGTTTCAGCAGGCATAAGAGCCATTAGTGTACTGTTACGAATACCTGTAGCTTTGAGTTGTTCTCTTAGCTCTCTCCAAGGCATACGCTCTTTGTGTGGTACTAGTTCATCTACATCTGTTTTGTATGTTTGGTTAGGTGTAATACCATCACTGTACTTTGTTTCATTGTTCCACAAGCATGCACCTTGCTCTACTGCTAGGTCTGCACTTGCTTTAATTAGATAGTAACTCCAAGCCTCTGCAAATGTATCAATCATTTCTAAGTCTGGATCGCTGTATGTCATACCATTCTTAGCCATCCAATACGCAAGGTTAATAATACCTACACCCAATGGACGTCTACCTGCTGTAGCACGTTCTGCCGCTTTAACTGGATAGTTTTGATAGCTGAGTAGTGCATCAAGCCCACGTACTGCTAGCTCACATGGCTTTGCAAAGTCTTCTGGTTTTTTGATGTTACCCCAATTAATAGCACTTAGTGTACACAGTGCAATCTCACCTTCGTCATCGTTAAAATCAGTTAACGGTTTTGTAGGCAAATCGATCTCTGCACATAGGTTACTTTGTCTAATTGGTGCTAGGTCTGGTTTAAATGAACCGTGTTCATTTGCATTATCTACATTCTGTAAGTAGATGCGTCCTGTGTTTTTACGCTCTTCCATAAATTGACTAAACAATTCAGTTGCACTAATAGTTTTTTTGCGTAGTTTTGTATTGCGTTCTGCACGTTCGTATAGTTCTCTGAACTTGTCTTGATCTGCAAAAAATGCTTCGTATAGACCTGGAACATCACTTGGGCTGAACAATGTAATTTGTCCATTACTAATTAATCTTTCATAAAACAACTTGTTGAATTGAACACCATAGTCCATTTGTCGTACACGATTCTCTTCTGTACCTTTGTTGTTTTTGAGTACTAGCAGATCTTCTACTTCATAGTGCCATATAGGGTAATATAAGGTTGCTGCGCCGTTTCGCACACCACCCTGGCTACAACTCCTTGTAGCACTTTGGAACATTTTAAAAAATGGGATGACTCCGGTATGATAGGCGTCACCTCGACGTATGGGGGATCCGAGAGCCCGTATACTTCCTGCTCCGATGCCAATACCTGCCTTTTGACTAACATACTTAACAATGCTGCTAGTAGTAGCGTTAATGCTATCCAAGCTGTCATCACTTTCAATGAGTACACAACTGCTGAACTGTCGCTGAGGTGTCCTAACACCTGCCATAACAGGAGTAGGCAAACTGATATAAAAATTGCTAACTGCATCATAATATTCCTTTACCCAACGCATACGTGTTTCTTTTGGATAATCTGCAAATAGTGTTGCTGCAATTAACATGTATGCTACTTGCGGTGTTTCTTTAATTTCATTTGTTACACGATTTTGTACAAGATATTTGCCACGGAATTGTTCCATAGCGGCATATGTAAAGTTTTCATCTCTGTCATGCTTTACACAGTTGTTTAATTCGTTCCATTCTTCTTGTGTATAATCTTCTAATAGTGCAGGATCATACCATCCTTCTTCTACATTACGTCTTACGATGTCTAGCAATGGCCACGGATCATAGTCGCCATAAACCATTTTGCGAAGATGATAAACAATTAGTCTTCCTGCAACCCACTGATAGTTAGGTGTTTCTTCGCTAATTAAATCAGCGGCACTTTTGATAAGCGTTTCTTGAATCTCACTACTGGTGATACCATTATAAAATTGTAAACTACTTTTAATCTCTACTTCACTTGGGCTTACGCCATTAATGTCTCTGCATGCATGAAACACTACTTTGTGTAACTTTTCTAAATCTAATGTATCTTTACCACCATTTCGTTTGATTACTTGAATTTCGCTCATCGTTGTTTTTCCTTTGTCTATCTTTGTACTTATTGTTCTGTCAATATAGGTTATGTGTTGTGTTTTATCACATCTGCAATTTTCTTTTGATAAGTTATTGCCATATCCTTGGTTGGTAATTTACTTATCGCTCCGTGTTCGAAGTTAAGCAGATACTTATTGTCAATATGCACACATAATCTTTGTATACTTTTTTTTCTGTCAACGATGTACAACAGTTCGTTGGGTATCGTTTCGTTTGCATAATAGATAGTGTAACTCATACCTAATGCTAGGCTGTTGTCACAAAAATCTCCGCTGTGTAACATTTCCCAAGGTGTGGGCCATGTGCTACTGTTAACTGGATCGATAGTCCAACTGCTGACTGGTGCCATCTTCCACCACTGAACAACCGTTTCACAGACATCATGTGTGTTGTTTGTGTTTAACGCTTGTCTAAATATTCGCCATTTGCTCAGCCGAGTGCTAGGAGCCTCAAACCAAGCTGTGTGTATTAATTGCTGTTCCAAAGTTGATATGTATACTTGAATTTGCTAATTTTGTTGTCGCTATCTGTGTACTGTAGTTTCATAGTATTTGCAGTTGCAATGTCAACATTAAACACTATGCCAACTGCAGCAGTTTGTGTAAATTGGTCATCTATTGTGCTTGTGCTTGCGCTAGTATCAATAGCAAAACGCAATTGTCCGACTCTTACGCCGCTTGTGCTTTCTAGTGTGTAGTCCATAACACATATATTATACAATGTTGTGTCTACACTAAATCCAGTATCAGCTGTTGATCCTGCGGCAGGTAGTTCAATCGCACTTGGTACTGTAGAATCAGTAACAATACCAATCTCACTGTTGAAACTTACAGTAATTGCACCAGTCGGAGCACTTGCAAATGTAAGTGTTGTGCCTTGCAGTGTATAATCTACGGCGGAAACAGCGGTTCCAGCTGCAAACACAGTAATAATATTAGGTTTGCTCAATGTAACAGGCACTGTGAACTGTGTTAGTACACCATTACCTGTACCAATGTTTACAATGTCGTTGCCAATAAACAAACGTCTTTGGTCTTTAGCGTATCCGATCTCGCCCGGATCTAATACTGGCAAGTCTGCAAAATTGCCCTGCCTTACTTGAATTTTACTAGTTCTTGTATCTGCCATTTCGTGCTCCTGATACAGTATTTATGACAAGTTGTAGAACTCTGCTACCCTGCCTG